CCTTTATACTTATATATGGGATATCCATATTTCCATCTTTTGAGTATTTATAGAGGTACAAATAATCTTTTATACTATTTATCCCCTCATAATTAATTTTACAAGTTGCCGAATCGGGATTACTTGCGACTAAAAGCACTTGTGTATAGCCATTTAGATATAAATAATCGATACAACTTAAAAGGCTTGAATGTCGGGCCGGTAATCTGCAGGCATTAATAACTCTATCCTTTTCAAGATCATAATTAAGAGATACAACGGGGCAAGTATCACAATCCAAACACTTATCGACAATATCATCCGCCGTAAGTCTTAAATTTGGTTTCAAATCCACCGCAGAAAAGTTAGTTGCAATCTTAAAAACATCAGTATTTTTAAGTAATTTTGCTTCTTCTTTTGTAACCGGTGCATAAGTTAATACAATCGCTCTCATAATACCTCTTAATCATTGAAAAAGAGGGCAGTTTCCTGCCCCCTTAAATTTAGACTACGCACCTAAACCTGAGAAAGTAACTTTAGAAGTTACAATACAGTTAGCGTTAGCAACAGCGCCGCCGTAAGTCATTAATGAACGAACAACATCCTTGAATGATTTTTGGCTTCTGTATGTTTCAGTTTCGGTAATCTGTTCTGCGTAAGTGATAGCATCAGATGTAAGCGCAACCATTTTTTGAGAGTAAGTTGCAGCAGTTCCGGTGCCTGATTTATCAGTAGGGATTAATGTATCACGGAATACATCAAACATACCGATATGACCGATTTGGCCTTTTCTCAATACTTCTTCGCCGAATGGGTTAGTGAAGAATTGAGAGCATTGAAGCAATATGCCTTCAACTGCAGGAGAAACAACCAAAGCCGGTCTCTTGCCTGAGTAGTCAAGGCCTGCTTTTGTGATTGCTTTGTTTTCAGCAAGTTTTACAAACAAGTTGCAAATTTCAGCCCAAATATTATCTTTAGATAATGATAAAGCGCTGTCATTGTGCAATTTAGTGCCTGCGCCTGCAACTGCCAAGCCGTGAATATAAGCATCTTTAACATCAGAGAAAGAAGATGCCATTGTCTGAGTCCACTCATCAACCAATTTAACATTTGCTTGTACTTTGTCGATATCTTCAACTTCAAAAGCGATGTATTTCTGTTGATTAACAACAAGTGAAATTTTTGTACCGCTTGGGTTTTCAACTGTGATTTCTGAAAATCCTGTTGCGTTAGGGTTATAATCTCTAACAGTCAAGCCATTTTTAGAGAAGAAAATAACTCTATCGCCTGCGTTTTTGATTTCGCCCTCGTAGTCACGATTAACGATATCAGCATAAGCACCAATATTTTTTAAGTAAGCAGTTACCTTTGGTGACCACTTTTGTACGGCATAGCCGTGAGATTTTACATTTACATCTGTCATAATTAATTTCCTTTCATAATAATTTCATCAAGTTTAGCCATAGCATCGTGGAATGATAAACCTTTTTTCTGATACTCTTCGAGATATCTATTGTAGTTTTTCGATACCATCTCCGCTGTCGGGCCTTTATTTTCTTGACTTTGTGCTACATTGTTACCGGTAGGAACATTGGCTTTTGCCTTTATTTCCTCCGCTTGTTGTTTTGCGATATACTCTTTTACGCCTAATTCTTTAATTTTTTGGATGGCTTTTGTCGTACTTTCAATATCGATTTTGCCGGTGAAATCAAAGATAGTTTTAACGATGCCAAATACATCGGGTGAGTAATTTTCGCTCTCTTGCGCTACAAGTTCATTAAGTTCAGGAACAGCCTGAATAGATGCAGCAACTTTTTGCGCTCTGTCCTGCTTATCTTTAGCCAAAGCCTCATTAAACTTTGCTTCAATCTGATTTAATTTGGTTAATTTATCTTTAGCGATACTCTCTACCAAATCAGACCTGAAATAATCTTTAACTTGGGCCATACGCTGCTCATAAGCAGATCTATTGTTTGGATCGTAGAGCCTTTTTGCTTCAAGCAATAAATCCTCAACTGCATTTCTTTGATCGGGTTCTAATTTCCTTGCGAGGTCGTCATATTGCAAAAATTCCTCATTATCAACCTGAAATTTATATTGTTTTTCAAATTCCGGATTGATTTTGCCTTGTACAACCATTTTTGGCTGATTTTCTGCAACTTGTTTTTTGAGTTCTGCAAGTTCTTGCGTAACCCTTGTAAATGCGGCCTGATTGTCTTTTGCTATCTGCTCCCAATTCTTGGCCGGCTCTTCTTTTGCGGATTCTTCTGTATTTTCATCCGCTTCCACTTTTTCAATCGCTTCAACATCCGCGTTTTCAGATTCCTGTGCGGCATCAGATTGAACATCAGAGTTTTCCTCGATAGTTTCAGTAGTCTGATTTTCTACCACATCAGGAGTAGTCTGTACTTCGGGAGTTTCGACGGTAGTTGAAATTGTTTCTTCCATAAAGTCTCCTTTTTACCTGTGCAAAGATACACACATATCCTTTGCTATACATTTCGAGCGTAACAGATTGAAAATCGGGCATAAAAAAAGGGGCATACGCCCCGCGATTAAAATGTTTCACACAAACTTTATTGTACCAATCAAAAATCCGGCATTTTTTGACATAAAAAACCATCTTTTATTCAAAGATGGCTGCATATATAAGTCGTTATATTATAAGGAAAATAGAGAAATATTTTATATTATTCAAAATTCGGATCACATAAATCAATAATATCTTTTAAGAGCCTATTCATCCCTTTTATTTGCTCTGCGGGAGTTATCTCTTGAATAGCATATTTACAAATTCTATCCTGCAAATATTCAATAAGATTGATTTTGTGTTCATTGCGCTTATTGGCTAATACCCATTGGCGCAGCACTTTGATATCCATTGTTTCCTCCTTGATTTTCTTGTGCATATATCTGCTCTACATTTTGCAAAGTGCCGTAAACATTTTGCATAACGATATTTTGAACATCTTCCGGCAATTGTTTTATAACATTTGCGGCCTGATCTATTTTGCTGTCTGCTTCGGACTTGAAGAACTTATCAGGATTATCAAAACCGGTCATCTCCAAGCCTGTTTTAAGTGCTTCCATCCAATCAATACGCTGCGCAAGTTCCGGATTTTCACCGGCAGCATTTAACATACTAAACGCTTCTTGGAATTTTTGGCGCCTGTCAAGCAAAGAGTTTCTATCTTCATAAAAATACTGATATTGTCCTTGTCTTATGGCATTATTGATTTCAACTTCAACCCTTTTACCCTTATCATCAATAAACAAGGTTTCAGAGCCGTCTTTGAACATTGCCAATAATTCTGCGACATTTTCAATAACCTGCAAATTAATCTGATAAATTTTATCCAATTTCATAGCGATACGACTATCAGAGCCGTTGCGTGCAAGTTGCATTTCCGTTGCAGTTCTTCTGCCCTGCTCAATATTCCCCATAACATTGGCATTAATACTTGAAGCATCAGAGATATCATTTGCGATTAAAGACACCATATCACCGATGCCGGAGCCATCAAATTTTTCAGCCTGCGGATAACCGCCGCGATAAGAGTTATCATATTCAAACCACTTGCCCGGTCGTCTTTTAATAACACCGTCTTTATATTTTGTTTTAAGGAAATTATCAGAACCCCAAAGCGGAGGATTAGCGTTTAATTGCGCAATATCCGCAAGAGTATTAATTAATTCTTCCTTACCTTTGCACATATCAAGTATTGATTTTAACGGTGCAATACCTCTGCCGGTTTCAGGATCTAACTGCGTGCAATCCCAAACAAACGGGCAGATATAAACGGGATTTTCTTTGAAATAGATTAAGAACTTGCCGGCTAACACTTCGGCCACGATGTTTTTATACAAAACGCCGTTAAACTTGATATCACCCTGCAAATATAAAACCTCATACAAATCGCCGTATGTTTGCGCAGTTGCGAGGTCCTTATCGTCTTTAATATCAACTACTTCGGTAGTTTTATTTTGATTAAGGCTGTTTTCCTGATCTTTAGTAAGCGTATATAAAGGATTTGCTTTTATTTCTTCAATAGTTGCAAAACGCTTGTAAATTTTAGGACAAGAGAGCCAACTTTCAGGATCTCCGTATTTGTATTTTGTCGTATCAAAGTTAAAGAACATCGGATTAATTGCCTCGATGTTTGCATTTTCTTCAACCGGTAGGGATAATTCGACAAAACCTTTTAATTTGTCGTATCTTCTGACCTTTTTAACGCGGGTTTTCCAATCAGTTTTGTAGATAAAATCACCATAAGCGCCCCAATTATCAGTCGCTTTATCAAACTGTACACTTGCCTCCATCTTTTTGAGCGCAAAAACAACCGCCTCTTTTTGTTTTTCGGCCACATCTTCGGTTTCTTTAGATGTACCGGCAACATCAAACATTTGCTCTTCATTAGACCATATTTCTTTCCACATAACGGATTTCATAGCATCCCAAGTGGTATAAATTTTATTTTCCTTGATGTTAGACTTCCAATCTTCATCCTCTTCAATATTTCTATCCGGCTGATTAAGATAAATATACTTCATCAATTCTTGCGCGGTATTAATCTGCGAGGTGCGTTTATCGTGAAAACTGCGCCACCATCCGGAGATTGTAGTTGCGAGTAAATCTCTCTCTTCCGGTTTAAGTTTTTTGAATTTGTCCTCTTTTTCAATTTGTATATCAGGCATAATAACTCCTTTTTATTTTAATTATGACTTCTTAATAATCGGGCGTTTCAATTTGTAACGGGAAATAATACTCCACAAGATACGAGGCAGCATCAAAAGGATGCTCCAAGAATTTCAAATTATTATCTGTTTTAATTTGCGTATAAGACGGGACATCTACAATATCTGTACCGACTTTGTATTTTAAGTTGTAGATGTTATAAAGCAATTTTTCACATTTCGGATCTACATACAACCCGATACGACCGGCATAATCTTTGACTTTGGCATTAAACGCAGCAATTCTGTTTTTGATACGCGGATTATGAGGCCTAATTTGTACGCTTATTTGTCTTTCTCCGTAGTGTTCCACTAAAGCATTTTGGATAATTACATAGTTAGTCCATTCGGATTGCGTGCTGCGGTTATCTCCGGAAGCATCACCATTGATTATAATTTGTGCTTTATGGTCCGGATATGCTTTGATAACTTCTTTTATTGTCTGCTCTGTGCTTGCATTTTCTAATATAAACTCATCAAAATAGAACACTTTATCATTGGTTTTATGCGCAAGTATGCAACTCATAGGATCCACATTAAAATCCCAAGTAAGATGCAGCGGCATATTTGGCTGATAAGTAATAGGCTTGATATTATCTTTGGTAAATCCTTTAACAACAAGGCCGCTTGTATAATCTCCGAACTCACCCAAAACATTGATACGATAATACTCATCATCATATAACTGCTTCATACTTTCGACATATCCCGGCTCTAAAAACTTATTTTGTGTGGTAGGTGCTTGAATCAGCCTGTAATTATCCAATTTATTTTCAACAAAGTATTTATACACCCACCCTTTAGAACTTTCGGGGTTTGTATGGCCGAATAAACGATACTTAAAATCTTTATCGCGCCATTCAGGTTTTATTTTCTGCCTTAAACGAGCAACAAGCATCTTAAAAGTGCTTTCCGGAGTGTCTGACATTTCCTCTAACTCAATCCAAGCAAGGTTTAATGATTTCAATTTGTTAGGTTCCTGCAGATGCCTAAACAGAATTTCTGATCCGTTCTTGAAAACGATTTTATCAAACGATTTTACATACTCGTAATGATAACCGGCAACAAATCCCATATTATCAAGATGCTCAAAATATTGCTTCATTGTGGTATCTTCTAAAAGCCTGTATGTTTGCGCTCCGACAAGCCCGACAGAGCCGGCATATTTCAGACTTAATAAAATCCCTAACAGAGAGCCGCAAAAGGTTTTACCCGAACCATAACCGCCCTGATATAAAGCGACATCGAGCGAATAATTATTATAAGCAAACATAAACTCTTTTTGTGCCGGCAATAACTCGTATTCCATTAGATCCCTTTAATTTTGATTTCAGGTAATTCAACTTCTCCCGCAATTTCAACGGCTTTACGCTGCGGATAAACATATTTCATCAATTCTTTATAAACAATTACTTTTGTATCTTCTTTTTTTGATGTTTTAGCGATGTGCAAGAGTTCCCCGACAATATCGACACCCTCTAAACGCTCAATA